AGTAGGAAGACCATTAGGAGCCGAACCATCACCAATCATGTAGCCATTTGTGTATCCAAAACCTGCAGGACTTGTACGTGCAATATATACAAATCTAGGATCACAGTCAGCACGATAATCCATTCTACTATCTATTGGATTTAACAATGTATCAAAAAACGGTTCTACTACAATTGCTGTGCCTGCAGGCATATAATTTATAGTAGGGTAATTGACTGTAAATGTATTATTTGTTAAATCTATTGAAACAATTCTAGTGTCACCGGTGAATATATTAATAATAATTCCATTATCCGTAGTTACACTAGCAGAAACTTCATTCTCTATAGCGATATCTTGTTTATCGTTTAGTGGTTGTACACTTATTACCGTACTACCTATAGGTACTTCAAGCGAAGTTAAGGTGAATGTCGGGAATTGATCGGCGGTAGAATATGTATTATCAGCGGTACCGTATGGCCCGGTAATTGGACCTACAGCCTTGGCTGTTAACACTAACGTACCATCAACTTGTCCTGATCCTGTATCTAAACGTTCAGGTGCTAATTTTGCAGTTTTAAGATTTAATGCAATGTACGCTTTTAAATTGTCAGCATCATCATTAGTTAATGTGAGTAATTTTTTACGTGCTGCCGCACCAATACGAATAATTGGACTTGGATTTTTATATAATGGATTGGCAAATATTTGCACAGACCCTACAGCCGGATCAGGTGGACCATTGTTAATTACTAAATTAACAGGGGGTGCGGGCTCACCATCAAATGTAGGAACAACATAGAGTTGACTACGGTCATAACCAGTCTTAGGTAATAATCTTGCGGCTTCTGCTATAGCGGCATCATTTACTGCTATGTTTTGATTATATCTTCCAATAATATCTTTTAAACTTTGAGCAGTGTCAAGTTCCCAATAAGCAGGGTCAGTAGGAGCTATACCAGCTGGTACATTCTGAATGGGTGTATATGTTTTATCACCATATGTAACTGTGTATCCAGGTACATAAGTTTTTGTACTATCCCAATCACCTAAATAATTATCTTTTTCTATAGGAGTATCAAGAATATTTGCAAACTCTTGGCTGTCAACTAGTGGCTCACATTTGATACGCCACAAGTGAGGATACCATGTGTTACTAAATCCTTCACTTGCAAAATTTGCATCAGTGATTTGATAATATCTACGCAATCCTATAGGAATACTTTCGTTCAGTGGATGATAGTCTGTTAAATGAGGTAACTCAAAAACATCACCAACCATGAGTTTTCTACCAATCAGTTCAATCATATCATTGTAATGTACTGTGATAAAAATAATATCATTATTTAAAAATAAACCAAATTGACTTAGGTCAAAGTCTAAATTTTGAACATTATAGTGACCGCGAATTCTATAAATGGTAGTATCGTATTTTCTATCTCTGTTTTCTAAAAACAACAAATCCTGTATGTTGGTTGGATTTGTACTGTCGTACACAGGTTGAGTTAGGTCACTGCTAGCGACATTGTTTGAACCTATATATTTGTGAATATATAAATCAGTGCCGCCCACGACAAACAGTTCCTTGATATTCCGATCAATGAACTTGAAATCATTAGCTTTTTGGGGCCTATATAATGAGAGTCTTGGCATTTTGTTATCCGTTTACTTAGTATTTAGTATAAAAGTATCACCTTTAAAACTTGACAATAATTGGACAATCATATATAATAATGAAATCGTAACAGGAGTAACTATGGCAACACGCAAACCCAAGGTAACATCAGACCACTTTATTAAAGCACTTAACCCAAAAGATGTTGATATGAAGTACATGGGCGAAGAACCCTATTTCCCATTGCAACCTGATAATGACGGTCGTAAACTTGCGTTGACTAACAGTTTCACATGGTACAATCGTTTCTATGGCAAAAAAGATGCTAAAGAACTATTGTGCCAATATTTGGATCATCACAATCGTACAGCAGATGCCAAGTATTTGCGTAAAGTACATGAATCTGAATATATTATGACATTGTGTTGGTTAGCCCGCATGAATTTGCGAGGTCTTGAACTAAATGAACATGAAGAACTTACATTACAAAATGAAATTTCCCGACTATTGAAACTGGTTCACAAACCAGAAGTCGTAGTAAAAGAAAAAGAGCCTACTAATCGTCCTAACATTCAGGAATTGATGCGTGAAAAAGCAGGAGAAGCCGCAGGTGAACTTGAAGGTTTACTTGACGAGTACATGACTACAGGCAAAACTACACAAAAGACAGTTGATATTGTTGCAAAATTCAATGTTATGCCTCAACATATCCCTATCATCGTTGAGATTTGGAAGCGTAAACAAGAAGAATTCAATGAGTTGTCAGAGGGCAATGACAAAGATTTGAACGAGGCTTATGCGTTCTTAGGTAAAGTACAAGTGCGTAATCTTATCAAATTTGTAGACGGTGTTCTAGGTGACTTGAACAGCTACATTTCAATTAAGAAAGCAAGCAAAGCACCTCGCAAACGCAAAGCTGTTCCTGTTGAGAAGATTGTTGCTAAACTTAAGTACTTGAAAGAATTCAAGGATCCAGTTAACAAACTTGATTTGATTAGTATACATCCAACTAAGTTACATGGTGCAAGTGAGGCGTGGGTCTATGACACTGCAAAACGCAAGATGCATCATTACATTGCTGACGAGTACAGCAAAGCATTTACCGTTAAAGGTAATACAATCTTAGGCTTTGACAGTAACGCAAGTGAAGTTAAAACATTGCGTAAGCCCGGTGAACAAATTAAAGAATTGATGGGTTCAAAGCCTGCGGCACGTAAGTATTTTAAAGAGATTAAAGCAGTATCAACTGCGCCTAATGGCAGGTTCAATGAGAATATGCTGATATTGAAGGCGTTCTAATGGATATAGAAAAACGAATGTTAGAGATGATGGAACCAATTGATAAGTCCATTCAATTAACTGATAATGGTGAAGATATGCTAATGTTAGCATGTGCTATGATGCAACGTGTCAAAGAAATATTTGATAATCAACTAGGAATAGCAGGTAGAAAAGAAATGTTTAAGGACTTATTAAAATGAATGTAGATTTAAAAAAATATAGCGAGTTTGTACAGGCTGTTACAAGCCAACCAAGTAATGACTTGACAACTTTTATGGACACACTAGACCGACTAGATGCGAACTATGAATTAGATGCAAATCACGGACAAATGAAACATGGACCTGACGTAAATTTGCCGTTATTAATTACCGCATGTCTAGGACTTGCCGCAGAATCAGGTGAGTTTATTGAGATTCCAAAGAAGATTATCTTTCAAGGTAAAGCACTTACAGAAGATAATTTGTTTCACATGAAACGTGAACTAGGTGATATCATGTGGTACTGGATTAATGCTTGCAGGGCACTTCGCCTAGATCCAAATGATGTGATTGCTGAGAATGTAGAGAAATTGAAAGCACGTTACCCCGGTGGCGAGTTTAATGTGTTCAATAGCGAAAATCGCAAAGCAAACGATATCTAATTATGTTCGGTTCTCTAGATAAATACAATATCTGGAGAATTATATGGCTGGTCGATCACTTGACGAATTAAAAGAAGAATTATTTAACAATCTAAAATTGCGTCTAGCAGACGGAATAGTAGATGTTGAACTTGACCCTCAACATTATGAGGCAGCATACCAATATGCAATTAAAATCTATCGTCAACGAGCACAAAATTCCACAATAGAAAGTTACACAGTATTCAAGATGGAAAAGAATCAAAATGTGTATACTTTGCCTAGTGAATTTATTAATGTTAGACAATTATTTCGTAGAACTATTGGTTTAGAAACAGGTCCCGGGGCAACAAGTTTTGACCCATTTTCAAGTGCTATTTTAAACACATACTTGCTTAACTATAACTATGCAGGTGGTTTAGCAACATATGATTTTTATGCACAGTATATTGAACTGGCTGCACGTATGTTCGGTGGATTCGTCATCTATACATTCAATCCAGTTACAAAAGAATTAAAAATTGTACGTGATCCTAAGGCAACAGGTGAACAAGTTTTGATATGGGCTGATTTACAAAGACCGGATTCAGAATTACTACAAGATCCGGGTGCCGGCGTTTGGATTGGCGACTGGACACTCAGTGTGTTAAAAGCCACCTTGGGAGAAGCACGTGAAAAATTTGGAACTATTGTAGGTCCGGGTGGAGGCACCACATTGAATGGAGCACAACTAAAAGCAGAGTCAGTCGCAATGCAAACACAATTACTTGATGAATTGAAGCGTTATGTGGATTATAGTCAACCGTTAACTTGGGTACAAGGTTAATGAGAGCAGGTGAATTTGTTACTGAACTATTCCGTCCCGGTAATCAAAACTGGAAATGGAACCGTCAATCTCCGGATGAGGCAGTTGCAAATTTTACAGTAGGTAAAAGAAACTATGTATGGCAAGCCTATAATCATCACTTAGATGATAAACCAGAAACATGGGAAATACAATTTCGTTTAATCAGAGACTTATTCGATCCTGAAAAATTATCATTATTTGGTACAACAGGTACAGGCAACTCAGCAGAAGTAATGTCAATTGTAGTAGACATAATGCGTGAATTCTTACAAGACTACGGTGATAATGTACAAAAAATTATATTTGATGCAAAAGAAAACAGTCGTATAGCATTATACACAAAAATGGTTAAGCGTTTAATACCCAATTGGAAATTAGAACAAGACTACAATCCAGAAATGGGATTAAGATTTATATTATCTAATCCAAAACAAATTGATGAAGCATTTAGAGTCAGTTTAGACAAACTAGTTCCTACAAGAGATTCATACGACTGGAATCAAATGGATCCCGATGTAGTTGATATATTTGCTAAACGAGCAGGAACACCTGAATGGGACGATAAACTAGGTACATTATATGTTAGGCCTAGACCAGACGGAAAATATGATATTATAAATGGGCATCATCGTTATGCCGGATTAAAGAAAGCCGGAGTAAAACATGCATTGGTTACTCTGAAAAACAACGATGAAGATAATTAACCTAAATACTAGCGTATGTCATATATTAGTAATATAATTACTAGTACAGGAGAACATATGATTATAGGTGTCACAGGTCTAATCGGTAGCGGCAAAGACACTATTGCTGACTATCTAGTAACAAATCACAAATTCAAACGTATTAGCTTTGCGGCTAGTTTGAAAGATGCAGTAGCTAATGTGTTCGGTTGGGACCGTGAGTTATTAGAAGGAACAACTAAGAGTAGCCGTAAATGGCGTGAGCAAGTTGATCCTTGGTGGAGTGAAAGACTTAATATTCCAGAACTAACTCCACGATGGATACTACAACAATGGGGAACAGAAGTTTGTAGAGCAGGATTCCATGATGACATCTGGGTCGCTAGTGTAGAAAATAAACTACGCCAATCTAAAGATGATATTGTTATTACCGATTGTAGATTTCATAATGAAGTTAATGCTATTAAACATGCAGGTGGTATAACAATACGAGGTACTAGAGGAGCTGAACCTGATTGGTTTGATGCGGCAAAAGCATACAA